TGATGGTTTCGCCATCAATCACCATATCTTCATAATTTCGACTATAAGACGCTGAAAAATCAGCGTTAACAGAAAATTCAAAGCTCAACTTGTCGCAAAACATTTGCTGTTCAAATTTACGCTTTCTTTCTTGTTCGTTCATCTGTTCGCGTAACTGTTTCAGCGTGTCTTGCGCTTGTTTAATCATCTTCAAAACGGCGGCTTTTTCGTCATTTTTGCTATCAGTCAGCAAAAGGTGAATAGCGGCTAGGTTCGCCGCTAATTTGTGGGCTGAGTGCGCGGGGTGTATTGTCATTTTGTGTCTTTCGTGGGTTAGTAGGTCAAAACGTCAAAATAAGCAAGGGCAAGCCCACAAAGGACAAGCCCCACGGCTACCGCCGTCAAAACGTCAAAAATGGTGTCTTTCATGGTGTCGCCTTAATAGCTAGGTGCGTGGGTGACTTGTTCGCCGTTAAGCTCACAAAGCACAATTGAGACTTCATGGGCTTTTTTGGCTTTGAACAAAGCCGCCGCCTTAACTTGCGCCTCATATGAGCTTGCAGCGTAAACCTCTAAGGTTTTGCCGCGAAAAAAAGCCTTATATCCATTCATGGTCTACCTTTCATTGTGGGCTTGCACCTTGCCTGCCCTGCCTGAATTATCTGGTTATGCACAAAAAATTCTATAGGGGTTTTCCCTATGTCTTGCATAGAATGGCGGTATGCCCTCTATCCCGTTAGATCAATGCGTTACTTATCACTGCAAAGCGCCTAGCGTTAAGGGTAGCGTCTATTGCATAGACCATGCACCGACACAAAAAACAAGCATAGACAGGCAGGCATTTAACGCGCCCTATAAAAGCAAAGCATGGGCAGGGATAAGGGCTAGGCAGTTATCACGCGAACCATTGTGCGCGGCTTGCAAGCTGGACGGGCGTATCACGCAAGCGAACCATGTAGACCATGTATTCCCGTGGGCAGCTATTGGCCCCCATGCTTTCACCCGGAATTTATGGCAAAGCCTTTGCCCTGAATGCCACGGGCATAAATCAGGACTCGAAAAGCGTGGGGTTTTCAGGCATTACACCGACAAGGCGCAAGACTACACGGCGCAGGACTACGCATACACCATGATGCAAGCGTAACGCCTGCCGCCTGCCTTGCGCCGATAGCTAATTTGTATGCAAGACCGATAGCCAATAATACCTGAGTTAGCAAGACGCAAGTCAAGCAAAGCAAAGCGCATACGGCGGCACTACACGCATGAGGATTTGAAACTAAAAGTGCGCGGTTTGGCGCAGGAGCAGGCGCGGGGACGATTGCGTAGAGATGCAAAGTCAAGAGTGGGTGTACGAACTGTCGGTTTGTGGTACGCTAAAGCATGACAAGACAACAGGAACTAACCCTATGGCAAAAAAACCTCGTCACATTCTCGGCTACTTAAACGACCCTTCCACTTGGGACAGGTCTGCGTTTGAGACTGCTATTCGCGCTGAAGTCGAAGCCTCGACAGGAACACTCACGGCATCAGATGAGTTGCTTGTTGGTGCGCTGGTCATTACTGTTGACAGTATGCTGACAGCAGAAATTAACATTCGTGAGCAAGGCCACACGTTTACTTACAACTCAGGGGATGCCACAAGTCCTTGGTACAAGATTCGTACTGAGATGGCTGACAAGGCTGTCAAGATGCTGGCTGAGTTGGGGCTTGTTGCCCGTGGTCGCCCAAAGTTGAAGGCAAAAGTGAGTGATGTAGATGAGCTATTCGCCACTGCTTAACCCTGCGTTTGAGTATGCGGTAGCGGTAACTAGGGGTGACATTCAGGCGTGTGAGGATGTCAAACTGGCTTGCCAACGGTTCTTGGATATGGTCGAACGTAAGGATGCGCCTTACGAGTTTGTCCCTGCCAAGGCTGAACACATCCTGAAATTTGTCAAGTTCTGCCGCCATGTCAAAGGGCCAGATGCCGGGAAGCCAATTGAACTACAGCCGTTTCAGGTTATGTACTTGGCTGGCGTTTATGGGTTTAGGGACAGGCGTGACCACTCTTTTCGTTATGTCACTGATGTCATTTTGTTCGTTCCTCGTAAGTCAGGCAAGACAACCATTGCGTCCATCATTGCGCTGTATGAGTTGCAGTTTGGTGATGCTGGCGCTGAAGTGTTTACTCTGGCTACTAATCGGGATCAAGCGTCTATTTGTTTTGATTCGTCCAAAGCTATCGTAGAAAACATGAGACCAGAGTTGGGGGCTAAGTTTATTGCCTACCGCAGTGAACTGAAAAAGGCTGGCGACTCGACCTCTACTTACCGTGCGCTGTCACGCGAGAACCGCAAAACAGGTGACGGTAAGAACCCGTCCTGTGCAATGATTGATGAGGCTGCTCAGATTACTGAGAGACAGTCTATTGAGGTGCTGCATTCGGGTATGGGCGCTCGAAAGAACCCGCTGAGGATGTACCTGACAACTGCCAGCTTTACTAAGGAAACCAAGTTCTTTGAAGACCTTTCGCACTACCGTAGCGTGTTGCGTGGCGCTGCTCCTGATAGTCATCGCTGGTTTGGCCTACTCTATAGCATTGACCCCGGCGATAATTGGGCTGACCCTGCGGTATGGGGCAAAGCAAACCCGATGCTTGGAGTATCGGTCACGACTCAGCACATTCAGCAGATGGCTGAAGAAGCGTCTGCCAAGCCAGCAAGCCTAAACGAATTCCTGTGTAAGCAGTTGAATATCTATGTATCGGCTAATTCTGCTTGGGTTGACAGAAGACATTGGGATGAATCGGTCACTCCAATGCCGAAAGAAAAGCCTGAAGCTACATTCGTTGCTTTTGACTTGGCTCACACGCGAGATTTGAATGCTGTTTGCACTTTGCACAGATACAGCGAAGAAGATTTTTATGCCAAGTTCCAATTCTTTCTACCGGAAGAATCTATTGACCTAATTCCAAACCACTACAAGAGCATATTTTCTCAGGCTCATGCAAGTGGCATTTTGAGACTTACGCCGGGTAACGTAACTGACCTAAATGAAGTTGAGTCGTACATTAAACAAGAATGCGAAAAGCACAGCGTTAAAGAAGTTGGCTACGATCCATATAACGCAGCCGCTTTGGTAGCTAACCTGTACGCTGATGGATTACCTGTCAAGAAGGTTGGTCAGGGTATGGCTATGTTGTCAAACCCGTCTAAGACCACTGAGCAATTGATTCTGAAGAAAGCTATTCACCATGATGGCAACCCGTTTGTTGGTTGGCAACTAGGTAACTGCGAGGTTTACACCGATGTCAACGGCAACGTAAAAGTCAGGAAGAATGAAGCAGACCCGTCAGCCAAAGTGGACGGTATTATTGCCATGATTATGGCTTTGCACTGCCATTTAGATAACGTGTTTGTCAGTGATTCATTTGGCTTTAGAGCAATAGAGTGGTAAAGTGTAGAAAATTGAGGGGAAATCATGGCAATTTTTGACATTTTCAAGCGTAAAAACACTCAGTCTGAGAGCAATACATTGTTCGGTCAGACCGCCTTGGGTAACAACATTGTTTATCAAGGCAGTGATAAACGTGCTGGTGTTAACACTCAAATCCTTTATGTAACGACTGCCAGCACAACAACTGCTGGTCGCCCGGTAGATATGTCTGTGCTGACCAGAAACAGCACAATCATGTCTTGTGTGGGGGTAAAGGCTCGGGCTTTGGCGCAGTTGCCAATCAAGATTTGCTGCGAAACAGCAGATGGCAAAACGGTTGATGCGATTAGGGGTGAAGGTGTTGGTGCGCGAGATAAGGCCAAAGCCAAGCAAGTTGCCAAGCTATTGGGTAACCCTAACAACTTCCAGAGCAAGTATGAGTTCTGGTATCAGTGGCTTATGTGGTACGAATTGTCTGGTGAAGCCTTTACCCTGTGGTGGAGGAAGGACCAGAACAGTTCTACAGAGACTCCGCTAGAAATGTATGTGTTGGATTCAACGCTTATTGCCGTGAATATTACGCCTACACGTTATCCGACATTCCGACTGTCTACGCCTAGCTATGGTTTTAACAAGGACCATGAGTTCAAGTATTTTCAAGTCATGCACGGTAAGGAAATGGCTTGGCAAGGCTCTGCTGGTTTTAACAAAGCAATTTTGGCGACTGAATTGGTTGGCCTTGACCAAGACATTGACTTGTACGCCAACTTTGTCATGCAGAACGGTGCAAAGCCCTCTGGTATGTTTGTCACCGATCAGGTTATTCCTGATGGCAAGTACAAGGAGATCGCAGCCCGTCTGAAAGAGGCGTGGAACAACATGACAGGCAGCAAGACCAGTGACCCAAGCAAGCCGGGTCAGGGTATGTTGCTGGATCAGGGCATGAAGTATCAGAAACTAGAGATGCTGACTTTGCAAGACACTGACGCTGCTGCTTTGAAGCTACAGACGATGCGCCGCATCTGTGGGTTGTTTGGTGTGCCGCCTTCTATGATCGGCATCCATGATGGCAAGTTCAACAACAGCCAAACGGCTTTGGATGAGTTCTACAAAACAACCATGTACCCGACAATTGTCAATATCCAGCAGAAACTGACGCAACATTTGCTTGAGGGCTATCCATCACTGTGTGTCGAGTTTGACACTAAGGATTTCCTGAAGGGCGCTCCTTTGGATCAAATGAACTTTGCTACTGCTGGCGTAAAAGGTGGAATAATGACACCCAACGAGGCCCGTAACTACATGAATTTGCCATCTATGGACGGTGGTGATGAGTTGGTAAAAGAGCCTGACCCTGCCGAACCAATTGCAGGTAGCAGCCCCAAAGATACTGGTGGCGGTGGTGGCAATCAGACCAAAAAGATGAATATAGGCGCGACTTGATATATCATGCACACTGATACACAATATCTGGTAGCATTAGCCAAACAGGTCAAACGACCTAAAAAGTTGCCTGTACTTCTAGGGCAGCGCCCTAAAATACAGGACAATAACCAATCCATTGCTTTAGGGGCAATCAATGAAGACATTGAATCTTATCTGCGAAGCCAAGCTGAACTTGAACGAGAAATCGCACAACGGCGAACCGTCTGGACAGATTGAGGCTCGCATTACGACTTGGGGCGCACGGGAAGGCGCTGATGGTCGCAAGTTCTTTTATAAGCCAGAAGGCTTTATGCAATGGGCCAAAGAGTTTGCCGAAATGGGCCGACCACTTCCCATGTACGTTAACCACAATGCTGACGCTATCCCTGTGGGCGAGTGGACAAGCATTGAGATGGATGGCGATGGTATGAATGCTTCTGGTCGCCTATATCTCAACACCACAACTGGCTCTGATTTGTACCAAGTGATGAAAGAATCGCCCAATATGTTTGGCGGTGTTTCTGTTGGCGCTTATGCTGAAGAATATCAAATGGTTGATGCTAATGGCGAGGCGATGGTCATTGGCTCTGCCGATCCATATGAAGATGGTTATTTCCAGATTACCAAAGGTGGTCTGCGTGAGACTAGCGTGGTTATGCACCCAAATAACATGATGGCAGAAATCAAAAAGTTGGAATATTTCCGACCTGATGGCTCTGCTGATTTGAAAGTATTGGAAGAAGCCTTGCGGGATGCAGGTCTGTCCAAGCAGATGTCGGTTGCCGCCGCATCTGTATTCAAGACGGTAATTGAACAGCGTGATGCTGTTGAAAAACCTATTGAAAATGCGCCAACTCAGAGTGATTCTGATGCGGAGGCAACCGCTGAAATTCTCGCGGCTCTTGAGCAACGTGAACTTCTGAAACTCCTTGACAAACGACTTAAAGGTTAAATCATGTCACAAGTTATCCTTGAAAAATTGGATGCTATCGAAGCTAAACAAGCCG